ATGCTGGGCTGGATGGCAGAGCACCTGCCCAGCATCCCCACCCCACGCGACCTCGTCAACGCCATCGGCGGCGCCCCGCGCCTGGAGGTCCGCCGTGGATGAGAAGTACCTGGAGCAAGCGAGTGCCATCTCAGAGCACCTGTCCAGCGATGCCTTGGCAAGCATCCAGCGAACGCTGCAAGGCCACGGCCAGCCTGACTGCGAAGACTGCGGCGAATCCATCCCCGCCGCACGCCGTCAAGCCATGCCCAGCGCCATCCGCTGCGTGAGTTGCCAGCAAGCCATCGACCACTTCAACAAGGGATACACCTCATGCCCGCAGACCACCCTCCAGCAGCTTCACCAAACGACCAGGCCGCGCTCTTGCTGCTCGGCGAGGTCCGGGCCCAGCTCAGTGCCATCCAGCAAATGATGCAGCACAACGCCGAGGCCACCAACCGCCGCATCGACGACATGACCAAGGCCATCGGCCAGCGCATGGACGACCACGGCAACCGCATCTCGCGCCTTGAAGACAACGAACGCGGCACCGCCATCAAGGCCAGCAGCATCGGCGCGCTCGCAGGCTCTGGCGCCGCCCTGCTGGTGCAGGCGGCCATCAAGTCCATCACTGGCGGTCACTGAGCCCGCACACATCAATGGCCCACGAACCACGCACCCGCCAGAAGGTCCGCGCCAAGTACGTCCAAGGCCTGCCACTTGAGGCCGCTGCAGACGTGTGCAGCGTGTCCTACAGCACCGCCCGCAATTGGAAGCGCAAAGACGCTGACGACGGCGATGACTGGGACATCGCCCGCAACGCCAAGCGCATCAGCTCCGGCGGCCTGGAGCAATTCACCGGCTCCATCCTCTACGACCTGGCCGAGCAGTTCGAAGCCACGATCAAGTCCATGCACGACGCCAAAGACATCAAGCCTCAAGACAAAGCCAACATGCTCTTGAAGCTCTCCGATGCCTACGTCAAAGCCATGGCCGCAGCCGGTCGCGGCAACCCCAAGCTCAACCGCCTGAGCATCGCCACCGAGGTGCTCAAAGAGTTCAACGCCTACATCGTGGCCAAGTTCCCCCCGCACCGCGCTGCCTTCATTGACATGCTCGAAGGCTTCGGCCCCGTGCTCACCAAGAAGTTCGGAGCATCCGAATGAGCAAAGCGCGCGGCAAAGAAAAGTCCTTCCTGGACGAGCTGGCAGCGTTCGCCCAAGAGCAACGCGACCTCATCCATGCAGACTGCAATGGCTTCGCCACCGACGAAGCCTCACGCACCCAACGCCGCGCGCAGGCCGCCAGCAACTTTGAGCACTTCGCTCGCAGCTACTTTCCGCACTACATCAAAGGCGATGCAAGCGTCTTTCACACATGGTTTTACAACACCATTCCAGGCCTGATTGACGACCCACGCGGCCACCTGGTCATCTTCAGCGCGCCCCGCGGCGAAGCCAAGTCCACACTGGCCACACAGCTCTTCACGATCTGGTGCATCGTCACTGAGCGCAAGCACTTCGTCCCCATCGTCATGGATGCCTTCGACCAGGCCGCCACGATGCTGGAGGCCATCAAAGTCGAGCTCGAAGAGAACCCACGGCTCAAGCTCGACTTCCCTGCGCAAACAGGCGCTGGCCGCGTCTGGAACGTGGGCGTCATCCTCACCGCCAACGACATCAAGATCCAAGCCTTCGGCTCCGGCAAGCGCATGCGCGGCCTGCGCCACGGCCCCTACCGGCCCGACCTGGTCATCCTTGACGACATCGAAAACGACGAGAACGTCGACAACAAAGACCAGCGCGACAAAAAGGAAGCCTGGCTCCAGAAGGTGGTGCTCAACCTCGGCCCACCCGATGGCGCCATGGACGTGCTGTATCCCAACACGATCCTCCACTACGACTCCGTCGCCAACCGCACCCATCGCAAGCCTCGCTGGGTGCGTAAAAAATTCAAGGCCATCATCCGCTGGCCTGACCGCATGGACCTGTGGGAGCAGTGGGAAGACCTCTTCATCAACGCCGAAACCGACGACGAAGCAGCAGGGCAGGCCGCTGAGCGCTTCTACCTCGACCACCAGGTCGAGATGGAGGCGGGCGCCATCGTCAGCTGGCCCTCCGTGCGGCCCCTGCTGGCCTTGATGAAGATCCGGGCCGAAGACCACCACGCCTTCGCCTGCGAGTACCAAAACGAGCCCACCAACGCCGACGCCCAGTTCTTCCGCGACCTCGGCTACTGGGTGCAGCCCCAACGCGACTGGCTCTATCTCGGCGCACATGACCCATCCCTGGGCAAGCGCAACAAGAAGCGCGACCCCAGCGCCATGCTCGTCGGTGGCCTGGACCGCCGCACCGGCGTGCTCGACATCGTCGAAGCCAAGATCGTCCGCATCCTGCCCCACAAGCAGATCGAAAACATCATTGCGGCGCAGCGCGAGTACCAGTGCCAGCAATGGGCATTCGAGGCCGTGCAGTTTCAAGAGTTCATGCGCGACCAGCTCGTCAAAGAAAGCGCACGGCAAGGCATCCCGGTACCGGCCACCCCCGTCATCCCGAGCACAGACAAAGAAATGCGCATCGAGAGCCTCAGCCCTCACGTGCGCAACCAGCTCATCCGCTCCCACCGCACGCTCACCGAGCTGAACGAGCAGCTGCTGAACTACCCCGAAGCCGCCCACGACGACGGCCCCGACGCCCTTGAAATGCTGTGGAAGCTCGCCGTCGCCCGCATGGGTGGCGTCATGAAGATCCGCATGGGCCGCCGCCGCAACACCATCCCCTTGCCCGAGACCACCGGTTAAAACCATGGCCACCAAAAGCACCAGCCAGTCTTTCAACCGCATCCTTCAAGGCATGCGGCCGGCCACGGGTCGCCAGCTCGCCACGCCCGAGACCGATCCAGTCCGCTACTTCGGCAACCTGTTCGCGCTGCCCAACCCCGACCCCATCCTTCGCGCCATGGGCATCGCCGAGCGCGTCTACCACTCCATCCTGGTCGACCCCCACGTCATTGGTGACGTGCGCTCCATCCGCGGCGCCTTCCACAGCCACGACTACCGCATCGTGCCCGGTGATGACCAAGACCCCCGCTCCGTCGAAGTCAAGGACTTCATCGAGCAATGGATGCCACGCACCCAACCCAACAAGGTGGCCGACTGGATGGAACTGATGTGGCAAATGACCAGCTCCATCCTCACCGGCTACCACCCCCATGAAATGGAGTGGGGCCTCATCGACGGCAAATTCCTGCCCGCCCAAATCCTCGATAGACCCGGCCGACGCTTCAAGTTCAACGCCAACAGCGAGCCCCTGCTCGTCACCAACGCCAACCTCATGGGCGAGCCCGTTGACCCGTACCAGTTCCTGATCACCAGGCACATGGCCACCACGGTCAACCCGTACGGCATTCCCCTGCTCAGCAGCTGCTTCTGGCCCTGGACATTCAAGACCGGCGGCTTTCGCTACTTCGTCAAATACTGCGAGCGCCACGGCCTGCCCTGGCCCATCGCGCGCTACCCCATCGGCACGCCCGAGGGCGAGCAAGACCTCCTCGCCGAGGCCGTCTCCAGCATGATCGAAGCCGGCTACGTCGTTGTGCCTGAGGGCACCGGCCTGGAGCTGCTCGTCCCCACGTCCAGCGGCTCCAACCTGCCCCAGCAAAGCCTCATTGATCTGTGCAACACCGAAATGAGCAAGGCCCTCACCGGCCAGTCATCCGTGGGCGAGCACAAAAACGTCGGCGGCCGTGCCCACAGCGAAACAGCCTCCAAGCGCCAGCAAGAAATCCACGACTCAGACCGCGACATCGCCGCCAAAGGCATGTCCGAGCTGTTCAAGTGGATCACCCTCTTCAACTGGGGCCCAGACGTCGCCGCGCCCCGCCTGGAGTTCTTCAAGAACACCCCGGCCGGACTGCAACGCGCCCAGTCCTACCAGACGGCCGCCAACATGGGCGCCAAGCCCAGCCGCAAAGCCATGCTCAACGAACTCGGCATGCCCGAAGCTGATGGCAAAGACGACGAACTGCTGCCCAACGGTGGCGCCACCGGCCCGGTGCCCAAGCCCCCCACCAGCACAGCGGCAGAAGGCGACTTCGGCGCCTACCTCGGCACCGTGCGCGGCTTCAGCTTTGCCCAGGCTGCAGGCATGACCGAGACCGAAGCGATCGACCTCGCAGCCAATGCGGCAGATGACGCCATCGAGCGCCAGATGATCCAACCCATCTACGAAATGCTGGCCGACTTCGAAGCCCAGGGCAAAACCCTGGCCGACTTCAAAGCCGCCTTCGAAGATCAGATCGGCACCACCATCGACGACGAAGCCCTGCGCGAAGTCATCGACCGCGCCATGACCTACGCCATCCTGCGCGGCGCTGCCACGCAGGCCGCATGAGGGCAAGCCATGCACCTCAGCACCCCAGACCTCGTTCAAGTCGCCATTGCCGTCATCGGCGTCCTGGCCGCATGGATCAACCAAGACCCCACCGAGCGCACCCGCCGCTGGGCCTGCGTC